CAGGGACCAATACTAGCACCAATACAGGCGGCGGTGGCGGAGCTTGTGTAACCCTAACATTGCCTTTGAGTTCATTCACGAATACTTGTTCTATAATTGTCGGTCCTGAAACACCCACAGGAACTGCTAACGGTCAACCTAGTGTCTTTGTCGTCAATTCCACATGCAACGTCATTGCTTATGGCGGCGTTAGCGGAGCTGCAGGTGTGCCGGGCGGCGGTGGAGGATGGCACGGGGTAGGATCGGGGGCTACTGGCGGAGGACCTTTGCCCGGAAACTCTACCGCCGCATCTGCTGTGAGCACATTTGGCGGCGGTGGCGGTAGATCCGGTGCAGGTTCTTCTGGGGGTTCTTCAATTTTCGGCGGAGGCGGAGGTGTTGATGTGTTAGGGACAGCAGGTGGCGCGTCTATTTTTGGCGGCGGTGGCGGATCTGACGCAGGATTTGAGGGTCCATCTATTCTCGGAGGTTCTGGTTCAGGCGGATCCGGTGCCATCGCGCCTGGCGGCGGTGGCGGAACAGGATCACTTAACGGAGGCACTGATTTGACTGGTGCTCGAGGTGAAGTTCGTGCGTGGTTAATCGGACCGGGTCCGATTACTTCGTCATATCAGCCAAGCATTGTATCATATGCTTTGACTCCTAACAACACAGTTCATCTTGAAGGTAATGCAATATCATTTTCTGTTTCTACCTTCGGTGTTGCTGATGGCACAACACTATATTACACGTTGAACAATTCATCCACTGCAGTCACAAACGATTTCACTAACGCAGTTAACGGTTCTGTTGTCATTAACGGGGGTCAAGCTACATTTTCATTGACCGCAAACAATAGTGCAACTATTGAAGCAGACAGAAATTATTTTATAGATCTTCGTGTGGGATCAACTTCAGGTAATATTGTCGCTAAAACAAGCAACGTAACGATTGCCCACAGCACTAAAGACATTTCTTATAGAACAGTGATAGCCAATGCCACAAGCGCAGCGACATATACGTTCAACAACGTTAATATCGGCGCACCTTCTATTAATAGGTATGTCGTTTTCCACGGCTATTCAGGTGGTAGAAGAATCGAAACGTTCACCCTCAATGGTGAAACTATCACTCCTATAGTCAACAGAGGTCAATCACCCGAAAACGCATATTACATGAAATATATGCCAACTGGAACAACAGCAAACGTCACTTTCTTCGGCGGAGGCGCAAACTTCACAAGGGGTGCATTATCCGTATGGGCTGTGTATAATTTAACTAATGCTACCCCAGTAATAGGTAAAGTTTCAGGAACTGACACGATAAATTTGACGGGCACAACAATATTGCCAGGAGATATTGTGATTGCAGCATCATCAGGTTCTGCAGCAACTCCCAATAACGTGTTCGCAGATAGTAGTATCGGTTTGGTTACACAATTCAGTAACGTCGCTGTTTCAGGCAACAAATACATCGGCGCACATGCAAAAACCGGAAACACTGTTGCAAACCCGTCAATTGTCATCACCGACTATAATGAAACATCAGGGGTATTAGTGCTAAGATGATAACCAAAGAATTGATTAAGAAAATTTCACCGAAGGCAAATGATCAAATTGCTGAAGATTTGGCATTGTATTTCAACAAACATTTTGACAAATACAAACTAAACACTAAGTTGCGTGTGTGTCATTTCATTGCACAGGCAGCTCATGAAACTGATGGGTTCAAGACTCTTGAAGAATACGCATCGGGCATCGCATACGAAGGTCGCAAAGACCTAGGAAATAACGTCAGAGGTGACGGAAAGAAATTCAAGGGTCGCGGCATTTTCCAATTGACCGGTCGTGCTAATTACAAAACCATCGGCGATAAACTAGGTTATAACTTGGTCGGCAATCCCGACCTTGCAAAAACACCAGAAGTTTCTGTTCTTGTAGCCCTTGAATATTGGAACAGCAGAAATTTAAGTGATCTAGCCGATAAGGATGACGTTGAAACAATTACTAAGCGTATCAATGGCGGATTGAATGGATTTGATGATCGTAAACTATATCTCGCAAGAGCTAAACAAATCATCAATGATCAAATCACTGACGCAGTAACTGCTAGGCCTGAACAAGCCATCAATATTGTCATGGCTAAAAAAGGTGATAAGTCGAATTATGTAATGGACCTACAGAAGATGCTGAACAACAAAGGCGCAACCGTAATTGTTGACGGCAATTTCGGTTCAGGTACTGAAGTCGCAGTTCGTGATTTCCAGAAAAGAAATAATCTTGAAGTCACAGGTTCGATAGACACAAATACACTGAATAAGTTATTGGAGCTATAAAATGAATAGAGAAAACAGCTGGATTAAACATTATTGGCGCCCATTTATGGCATATCAGTATCTGGCTGTTTGTCTCGCGGATTTCATCTTGTTTCCATTACTAACCATGATCTTCTCATATATGACAGGAACACCATACGTTCAATGGGATCCTATTACTTTGAAAGAATCAGGGTTCTATCACTTGTCGATGGGTGCAATCATCGGTGTTGCGGCATGGACAAGAGGTCAAGAAAAAATGCGTAATCTGTTCACTGGCGATGTGACCGAATCTACATCAACGTCACAATCACCCAAATAAGGAGTATTGAGATGTTAGGATTACTATCGCCACTGATTGGCATTATTGGTAGTTTACTACCTTCCGTGGTTCGTATATTTGAACGTAAGCAGGAACTACAACATGAAATTGAACTCACAAAGATCAAACTCGATGGAGCACTTGAAGCTGCAAAAGTCAATGTCACTCTTGAGAACATTAAGGCTGATGTTGCAGAAGGACAATCTGTTCGTGATCATGATAAGTCTATTGATGGCGGAAAGTTTCTTAACGCACTACGAGCTTCTATTCGACCAGTCATTACCTACTTATTTTTCTTCCTATTTGTTGCAGTTAAAATCGCTGCTGCCTACGTTATGATTCAGAATGGTCAATCAATCCCTCAAATGTTAGATTCAGTATGGGATGGCGAAACGATGGCTTTATTCTCAACGATCATGGCATTCTGGTTCGGTTCACGAGTCATTGAAAAGATGGATGAACGTGTTTCTAGGAAAAAATGATCTCCGCATAAATACTTAACAAAACACGGAGACATTAAATGGCAGTCCCAAATTCAAGAGACTCTTTTAAACAAAATTGCTTGCGCCGTTTAGGTGCACCAGTTATTGAAATTAACGTTGATGACGATCAAGTAGATGATCGTATTGACGAAGCATTGCGTTATTATTGGGATTATCACTTTGATGGTAGCGATAAAGTTTACTACAAATATCAAGTAACTCAAACTGATAAAGACAACAAGTATATCACTATACCTGATAACTTCATTGGCGTAGTCAATATATTCAACGTTGGTGCGTCTCTGAACGTCAACAACATCTTCAACATTCGCTATCAGATTGCGTTGAACGACCTATACACATTGACTAACGTGTCGCTAGTTCCATACTTTATGGCAATGCAGCACATTGCTCTGATCGAAGAAATTCTCGTCGGTAAAAAACAAATCCGATACAATCGCCACAAAAACAGATTGTATATCGACATGGACTGGGGTCTAGTCGAAGTCGGCGAATACATCATTGTCGAAGCATACGAAGTCGTAAATCCTGACACATACACTGACGCATGGAATGACCGCTGGTTGTTGCAATACACGACTGCTTTGATCAAACGTCAATGGGGCAATAACTTGAAGAAATATCAAGGTATGCAAATGCCTGGCGGTATTACGTTTAACGGTCAACAAATTTACAACGAAGCCATAGAAGAAATCAATCAACTCGAAAAAGAAATGATTGGCAGCTATTCATTGCCGATTTCTGATATGATCGGATAACAATCCATGGCAACAAATTTTTACTTCAATAACTTCCAAAACTCTCAGGAGCAATTGCTTCTTGAGAATTTGATTATTGAATCTATCAAGATCTACGGCGAGGATATGTATTATCTCCCTAGAACTTTAGGTAATAAAGATGAACTATATGGAACTGATGATAATTCTTCATATAACGAAGCCATACTTGTCGAACTATACATCAAAAACGTTGATGGTTTTGGCGGAGACGGTAGTTTCATGTCGAAGTTTGGGCTTGAAATTCGTGACCAAGTTACGTTCACGATTGCAAAAAGAGTCTTTGAAGATGAAATCGGAATTGCTAGAGATTTCGTCAGACCCCGTGAAGGCGACTGCATCTATTTCCCATTGAACAGAAAAATCTTCCAAATCAAATACGTTGACAATAAACCTATCTATTATCCGTTGGGTGCATTGCAGATGTATGACTTGACTTGTGAATTATTCGAATATTCAGGGGAACAATTCAACACAGGCATCCCTGAAGTTGACGATATTCAAGACAAGTTGTCACTCAACATTTTCGACTATGGAGTTCTAACACAAGACAACTTCATGCTCGCAACTGAAGACGGCGATTACATTGTATTAGAAACATTTAGCGTTGAAAACGTTGATCCTAACTCAGACAATGAAATGATCGAAGCGGAAGCTCTCGAGTTCCTTGATTTCTCTGAACGTGATCCATTCTCTGAAAACGGAGTTTACTAGCACACACGTTTTGCATATATAACTAAAATATTTCGGAGGTTATACTTGTGCAAAAATATGGGTTTGTTTATTTGTGGTTTGATCGTAAAAGAAAAATGTATTACATAGGATCGCATTGGGGATATATTGATGATGGTTATGTCTGCTCATCTAACAGAATGCGGAATGCATACAAAAGAAGAAAAGAAGATTTTAAAAGAAGAATTTTATCATTGGTGTATGACAGAAATCTTTTGCTTGAAATTGAACAAAAATGGTTGAGTTTAGTAAAAAAGAGATCTAAATATTACAATTTGAATTTCGACATTTACAATCCCTGGTGGCATGACGAAAAAAGAAATTTAGAAGTCAGAGAAAAACTTTCTGCAAATCACTGGTCTAAAAATCCTGAAATTTGCGACTCTATCAGAGAAAAAATATCTTTCATTAATAAAGGAAGAACAGCGCCGAACAAAGGAATCCCGTGGACAGCAGAACAACGTGAAAAATATTTAAAGTCGCTAAAAGGACACAAAAAACCTGAAAGAACACTAGAGCATCGCATGAACATTTCAAAAAATAGCACTAGACTTCAGCGTGAAGAAAAGATAGGTATGCACGGGAAAACACATACGGAAAATACATTAAAACTTATGTCTGAAAATAATGCAATGAAAAATCCCAAATATATTGAAAAAGTAAAGACTGCAAAGAAAAATATCAAGTGGTTAATAAATACAAATAACGTAAAAAAAATGGCAATACCTGGAACTGATAAATGGGATATTTTGATCGCAGATGGTTATGTGCCTATTAATAAGGAATTGTAATTTTGTTCGGGCACACGTTTTATTTTAGCACTATGAGAAAATATGTGATCCTATTCGGGACACTATTCAATGACATTCACATTACTCGCACAAATAAAGCAGGCGAAACCACACACCTATTGAAGGTTCCGCTTGCTTATGCTGCAAAAGAAAAGATGCTTTCTCGTCTCGAAGGTGACCCAGAAATTCAACGCGAAACTGCGTTATTGCTCCCTCGCATGTCATTCGAGATGGAGGGTGTCGCATACGATCCTAGCAGAAAACTAAACACTCTGGGTAGAATTGGCGTGAAGGATACGAGCAATCCTAACAAGATGAAGTATCAATACAACCCCGTCCCATACAATTTTGATTTTAAACTATACGTTTACGTCAAAAATGCGGAAGACGGAACAAAAATTATTGAGCAGATTCTGCCATTCTTCACTCCTGATTGGACATCCACAATCGCATTGATCCCTGAAATGAATGTTCACATGGACATTCCTATTGTCTTGAATGACATATCAATTGAAGATACATATGAAGGTAAGTTCACTGAAAGACGCGCTTTGATTTGGACTCTCAATTTCACATTGAAGGGATACATATATGGTCCGATTAAAAAATCTACTATTATCAAGTTTGCGAATACTAGTTTCTACATTCCTGAAACTAGCGGACTTGATCTTAGAAGCAGCGTTGGTGTTAGCAGTCCTAATGACCGTGTCACTGTGGCTCCGGGGCTTGACGCCAATGGAAATCCTACATCGAATAGTCAACTGACAATTGATAGAAACTTAATAGAGGCAGATGACGATTACGGCTTTGTTACAGACATTGCTGGTATAATTCTATCTGAATGATTTAATGGCAAATAATGATACAATAGGTAAAGCTCTTGATATGGCTCCGATGCCCGAGCAACCTAAACTAGTTTTGGGCACTGTCGCAATAGACGACGATAACGACTACGAATATGCGCGTCAAAACATATATTCCGTCATTGAGACAGGTGCGAATGCGTTAGATGAGCTCGCGCAAGTCGCTGCCCAAACCCAACATCCCCGAGCATTCGAGGTTCTTGCCACTATGGTGAAAACTTTGGTAGATGCAAATAAGGACCTTTTGAATCTCAAGAAAACAAGAATCGAAATTCAAAAATCAGTTGATGGTCCTGTTGACGGTCTCGGCGGCAATAAAGTGCAGAACAACCTATTCGTAGGATCTACAGCCGAACTTCAAAAGTTTCTTAAGGACATGAGAAACAAAGAATGAACGATCAAGTAGAATATTTGAACTACAAAGGTTATAACGGAAACGCGAACCTCAAGCGTGCCGGTGTAGGTATTGACTGGACACCTGATTTACTCGCTGAGTATATGAAGTGTGCTAATGATCCAGTATATTTCTGTAGAACCTACATGAAGATTATACACGTTGATAAAGGTCTTGTCAACTTTGATCTATACGATTACCAGGAAAATATGTTGAGATCAATGCAGGAGAATCGTTACACGATCCTTGCAACGGCACGCCAAATCGGTAAATCAACTACGACCTGTGCGTTCATTCTGTGGTATATTCTATTCCAACCTGAAAAGACAGTTGCGTTGCTTGCAAACAAAGGTGACACCGCTCGAGAAATTCTCGGCAAGGTGCAACTTGCGTATCAGCATTTACCTAAGTGGTTGCAGCAAGGTGTTGTCGAATGGAACAAGGGTTCATTCGTTCTCGAAAACCAATCTCGTGTTGTTGCAGCAGCAACGTCATCCGACTCTATTCGTGGTTTCTCTATCAACCTATTGTTTATTGACGAAGCCGCGTTCATCGAAAACTGGGATGAGTTCTTCAACTCAACCTTCCCCACCATTTCTTCTGGGGAAACTACTAAGGTTGTGCTGGTGTCTACGCCGAATGGTATGAACCACTTCTACAAAACGTGGGACTACGCACTACAAGGCAAAAACGAATACAATCCCATCAAGGTTATGTGGTATGACGTTCCTGGTCGTGATGACTCATTGAAAGAACGAACACTCGCAGCAATGTCATTTGACTACGAGAAGTTTTCTCAGGAACACGAAGTAGAATTTCTTGGTTCG